ATTTCAATCCGCTCTAACGAAGCCTGAAATTCTGGATTCGGGGTAACATCACGAACTTGAACAGCTTCAATTTCAACACCAGAACCTTCCGATTGAGAATTCAATGTTTGATATGCTTTCTCTTCTAGATTTGTTCTACCATCTCGTGTAATGGTTTCACGAACACTCATGTCAGAACCCTCATCACGAATTACAGATTGAACAGTAGGGCGAATCAAACGATCGGTAGCTTGAACGTGATTATTATATTCTTCGTGGAATTTTACAGAATCAGTTACACGATATCGAACAGTTACATCGACATCAACTTCTTGACCGTCTTGAGTAATAATTCGAATAGAATCTTCATTATCTGTATCTCCATCCCATTCACTTCCTGTCAAACTATATGTTTGAGGTCGGACATCAATTGTTTCTACAGATTCAATAATTGGAGTTTTCCAATTCAATCCCGGTTGGAATACTTCACCAGTTGTTTCACCATGCACCTTCAAAACTCTTTCTTCACCAGTATCAACTCTTTCCATTGCCATTAAGCCGAAAACAGCACCAAACACAAGTGCTATCAAAACCAATCCAGCAACGATTGGAATAGCAATTCCAAAGTTATTTTTTGAATTCATTACATTTAGTTATTTGTGGTATACAATATAAAGATTGTGAAAAAATGGAACCAACGGGATTTGAACCCGTGGAAATCGGTTATGAGCCGATCGCTTTACCAAACTAAGCGATGGTTCCTGATGGACAAGGGCGGATTTGAACCAGCGCACTATAAACCAACTTCCATCTCCGGCTTTAAACCATCGTGTTTGTCCCGACCTGATCATGAGTCGGTAAGTCAGTTGTAAACTCTGCCAAACTGAGCTACTTGTCCAATTCAATTTGACGATTGTAGTCATGGTTCCTAAAGGTATCATGACCTTGCAAACTTTTTCTATCGTCATTTACTTCTTTAACATCCATATTAAAAAGACTTTCGTTTCTTACCAATAACTTCTACACATCTCCAATATGGATTTGAAATGACGGGCTTACTGCGATTTGAACACAGATCGAAACGTTAGAAGCGTTTCAGGATGATCCAGATTACCCCATAAGCCCAAAGTGGTTTGTTTGCCACACCCTCACCCATAAAAGGGCAAGGTCATGTGGCCTCCACGCAGTTTTCCTTCTACGCTCATGGCGGAAGTAGGAATCGAACCTACACGCGAACTAATCGAGTGGATCTTAAGTCCACCGCATTCTCCAATTTGCTATTCCGCCGAAAGTTGATGTAAGGAGTAGTAGCACCAACAAATCAAACTTAGAGTTGTTATATTATAAATCCACCGCTTTCTATTCTTTATTCAAATATAAAGAATGAACATCATATACTTCATCGGTTGAAACATCAACCAATAAAGAACAAGTAATATTTAAATCAGATGGATATCCTTCTTTGATTTCAGACTCAATAAACAATCCTTCACCATCAACATAATAACTATCATCAGAAAATCCAACTACATTTTCGATTTTTCTCGATGGAGCTTCGGAATGGATATGTTTACCTTCAAATTTATCAATAATTAATTTTATATTATCAATACTATATTTGTCAATGATTTCTTCTTCCTTCAATATTAAACTTTTAAGTTTCATTAATATTTAGCCTCCCCACTTGTCCATTTGTAAGTGTCACAATCAGTAGGATCATCTGAAAAATCATCAAATTCAGGACCATAAACGCATAGTCCCAATGATTTGATTTTTGAACATGTACTTTCAGAATATTTCCTATTCCATATCTGCTTAGTCATTTTCTTTGTAATGGACTCATCATAATCAATCCATCCAATGTTNCGTATGATATCGCGCACATCTTCAATCGAATAACCAGCTTGATAAAGAAATACAACACCATTAAATCGAATCATGTGGTTTGGATTTGATTGTAGAAACCTTTCTCTAACACAAGGCAAAGGAATTGAATTTCTTACAATCCATTCATACAATTCTGGAACTGAATCATCTACACTTCTTTTATGCAACTGAACTGTTCCCACAGTCTCCTCATTTGCTTCAGTGTAATCCTCTTTGACTTCCATTTCAGGACGATTTTCAATTTTATACCTTTGGTGAAATGGAATATCTTTTGGTTCTTTACACCTCTCTAATAGATCATGGATATTATTTTCAAGAACTTCATTTTCAGTTATGGGAATGCAGAATGAAGTATGAACACTAGGACCATCAATCCGTTTACTGTTGGGGATTCTTAATATCCTACGAGCATCTGTAACGATTTGCCTATCCCATGTATTCAAATCACATTTTTCAATGAAGTAATTTGATATACTTACTTTCTCCTTGATCGGATTTACTCTATGTTTATACAACAAATGACAATGAATCCCAAGACCTGAAAAGACTGAAACAACAGGAATGGATTCTTCTTTGCATTTTCGAACCAAACTTTGCGTATCTTTCCAAACTTCTCCAAGAACCTCTTCTGCTAAGGACTCGTCAGTTCTCATAGATTCGATTTTCTGCAAATCTGTCAATGAATTATCGAAAACTGAATCTTTCATTGGACTATCAAAATCAAAAGGAACATTTGCTAAAACGGGTCGCATATCCGAACGGAACTTACAAATAGAGAATACAAATTTTTTTCATGTTTATTGTGATTGAAAAACATAGAAAATTCATCTTCAGAATGAACGAAAAACTGACGAAGATCACCGTCCGAAGCAGAAGCTACAGTCCTTGGAAAACCACCTCCGAATAGTATCTTTTGAGCATTGTTCATTTATTCTGTAGGGAGTAGAAGATATCTAAGAACCATAGCGTCGTCATTAGATTTTCTAACGACATTCATTGGTGTATTTTGCTCAATATCAACAAACACCTTACCACTAATATTACTGAATAATTCAGAAAATCCACGACTATATGAATTATTTACATCTGGACCTTCCACATCAGCAGAATCCAAATTACCTTTGATTGAATTCCGATGATTTTCATCCGTTGCATCCAGAACGAAGTTTCCGTTTTCAATAACAACAGGATATGTACTTAGAGCGAAATCATCGAATTCTGTAACACGAACAATCCGCTCAAACTCACTCACTGTAGTTTCAAACCGAGTAGACAATGGTTCACCGTCACTTGGTTTACACCATCGTTCTTCTGCATCATATAGATTCACAATTCCAGTCTGTTGTGATTCATAATCAGCTTCAGATGAAGGAACATATAGATCAATATGAATATCTCCATCAATTTCCATCTTCCGACATAATTGTTCATCAGCATTTCCAAGGAATGTCACTTCAACTCGTTCTCCACCAACGAAATCCACATAATCTTTCAAATCATCCAAATTCAGAATGACTTCAACGCCTTTTGATGAATCAACATCATCATGGATTTTGATATTTTGAACAAGCGGAGTTTGGAATGTTGAATAAGAGACAACTGCCTGCCCCATACTTGCAACAGCATGAATTTCAGTTTCTTGAACATTCAACCAAGCCTTATTATATTGATCATTCAATGGTGCTGAAATCCATTTAATCATTTTCTGAAGATTATCCCGCGTAGTTTCAAATGATACTTTCTCAATCATTAGTTAATATACCTCATCGTATTTGCTTCTGTAAACTGAACATCATAATCCAGACTATATTCACTCTTCACATCACCAACATTTTCAACGCCTTTAGATTCAATACGTTGAATTTCCTCAAGCATTTCAATGTGTTTAGGATATGTTGGGCGTTCAAGTCCAATATATTTGAATCTCGTCAAACCACTCTTTTGAAGATCACCGACAGGCACTCCATTGCTATTAAGATAGAGCCGAATGATTGAATTTACTTTGTAAACGTTCTCCTTTTCACCACCGGGCTTATCAGGAGCTTCTTTTACATCATCATTTGAAATCACTTCACTGATATCATCTTTCCGGGTGCTTGTCCAATAGACATGGAAATCACAATTTTCAAACGGTTTGCGGAAGTGTTTATTGTGATATTCTTTGATCTTCGGCCAATTCTGCAATTCAATATTAACATCTTCGGGAGGAGTATTAGGATACCATTCTTCAATGAATTTATATTGACTCCATTCCCACATCACAGCCATTGAATCGACAACAATAGTTCCTTTCTCTCCTGTTTGGGATAGATATTCAGAAAGGAAATTCAACGCTTCATCTCGATGTTGACACGCTTCATCGAAATCCGAAGGCTGCCAAATATACACATCTTTATCCGAGAACTTGTGTGCAATATCATCTGCTTTATTTTCGGTATCGATGATGCACACTGGACCCGGCATTGTATAACCAAAGTGTGTCTTCCCCTGCCCTTCATCAGACCAACACATAATCTTGTGTTGACTTTCTTTTTCACTCGCTTCAGTGACATCCATTGCATTTGGAGTCAATGCAGAGAAATCACTTTCTTTTTGTTCATTCATATTTTCTTTTTCTTCTTTTTGAACTTCTTCTTCTTGAGATTCTTCATCAACGATTTCTTCTTCTTTTTCTTCTGTCTCTTCAACTTCAGCTTTGGTGTCACTACTCCATCCCATTTATTTAAATCGAGGTACGGTCTACGTTCGAACTTCCAGTCTGTTCCGGCGATTCTTCAGAATCATCAACATAACCATCGAATTCTCCTTCATCGAAAATTGGGACAATTCCATCTACATTCATTGTAGCAACGCCATTTCTGCCTTTGCTAATTACACCAAACATTTCAACGACAGATGAAGAACCATACTTCATCAGAGATGGATCAGTCCAACACGTCAATCCCGGTGTAGCATTCTCACTAGCATTTTCTGTATCGAAAACAGGACTGCGCTTTAGATCTTCATCATCGAATACTGTTTCATCTCCAACTGTATATGCTCCTGAACCTTTGGACGGATTCTGATATCCATCATAGATATCAACAGTCATACGTCGAATATCAACTCCAAAGGAAGCAGGATAAACAGAACCATCATCACTCCGTTCTGTTTGACTCATATCATCTACGATGGTTGCAATTGATGCTTCAGGAACCATATCACGAATATCCGAAATAATATTCATTCGGACTTCATCATCTGGAACTTCAACATTAATGTCTGTATCATCTTGAGAATTCAATACACGGAATTTATCTGTATGAGCTTCAGAGACTGAAAATTCACCAGTGACAATATTTCCTACTTCTGAAAAAGCATCTTGAACATCTGAAAGATTAACATGATCTTCCTTGATGATGATGGTTGAAAGATATGGACGACCTGCTTCATTCGGATTCACATCAACAAGTCCCTTTCCAACGAATGTATCTCCATCCGACCATTCACGAATTGAACCTCCAATAGTTGCAATTTCAACACCGGAAGTTGGTGTGCGATTCCGTTTGAGTTGTGCAGTCCGTGTTGAACGAAGGGCGATGTTCTCCAACATATCTTCCGATACATTCTGCCCTCGTTCTTTTACAGACTCAAACTTTTCTTTGAATACATCTGCTACTGTTTCAAACTCTACTCCTTCTTCATCAGCAATTTGACGAAGTTCCTTTTCTGTTTCTGAAGTAATTTCAACCATCGGCATTACCTTGTTAGGTTAGCCCTGTAAAAAGATTTTCGGTTCAGACTCCGGTAATATTGTCTTGCATATATTCAATACTATCTTCTTTGTTTTCCCAACTAAACCAACGATCAGATTCAATTTCCTTACTTGCTTCTGACCCAACAACGATATATTTTCTTTCATTCAACTCATCCATTATCGCTTTACCCTTTGCAAAACAATTTTGATTTGTCCAACCTTTTATTTCGACAATAAAATTATCGGCAATAAAGAAGTCAGGTAAATAAGTAAAATATTCAAAGCAAAACCTTTCCGATTCATATTGATAATCTAAATTACTATTATATAAAAGATTGTCATATTCATATTCCCAACTACTTCGGAGATTATAACCTGTTTCCTCGTTTTTCTTCCAAAATTTATTTGGAGAAGAACCATATCGGGGGTGTTGTTTCCCCCTCACACCGTAAGCATGAGAATCCTCACCTGAAACATACTGTTTATATCGTGGTTCAAAACCAGCTTTTTCTACTGCTTTATTGTATGTTCCAAAATTATCGTTATAGCTTTTTGCTGTATATTTTCCTTGATCATTCATTTGGTGTCCGGTTGGAACTTCCCCCAACTCTTTCTTTAGTCTTTTAATTTCCTCTAAATATTCCCCTTCGTCTATTTTATGTACTTTATTTATAATAACTCCAGATTCTTCAAGGGCATTATTCCAAGATCCAAATCTATCTTCACAAGTATCGGGACTATACAAACCTTCTTCTCTCATCAGTTCTCGACCAACCACATTATATTTATCATCAAGCCTTCGAATATCCTTTATCAAATCTTCTTTTTCTATTTCAAATGATTTATTTGGATGAAATCCTGCTTCGATGATTAAGTTGTTATAAGACCCATCAAATTTAGAAACTGCTGAATTTTTAGATATTCTAGATTCTTCATCAAATTCTGCCCTTGTAGGAACTTTATTTATTTTAGAAATGACCTCTTGAAATTCATCAATAACTAACTGTTTTAGGTTATTATCGCATTCGCTTTGTCTATCATGGTGAACTAATCCAGACCATTGACCTTGATATCCACAATCGGAACAATGAAACCCACTCATATTTCTTCAATGCCATTCTCGTTAATATTAATATTGAATGTATTATTCCCCGTAGATGGATGTTGTTCAACCTTTACTTCATGAGTTTCTCCCTGTCCATCTTTCATATAGAATTTATAGATAACAGAGTGCTTCAGTAGACTGCCTCCCCACATTAAATCACCACTACTATATTGTGTTGGAGCATCATAAATCTGAGCAGTGAGAAGACATGGACAATGCAATTTATCTACTACATCTTCAATTGCATTAATATGTCTTCCCAATTCGGAGCTACGAGCAGATAATTTACTTCTTTCATCGAATTTATCTGTAAGTCTGAAACGAGCAGTGAGAGAATCTACAATCAACATACTTATTTCATCAAACGATTCCATAATTTTAAAATAAGCGTTATATTGAGAATCGAGATCATATGCCTTGACTCTATAGATATGATCTAGGATGTCATCATCATTGGCTATCTGTTGAAATCTTTCCGGTATAAATCTTGAACGTTCAGTTTCAATCCAAATTACAGGTCCACCATCGTTCTCGACTGCACTAACTGCTAATTGAAATGCTAACTGCGTTTTACCTGACCCATCTGATCCATATGCAGCTACTATTTCTCCATCAGATAACCCTCCTTCAGTATATTTATCTAATTTATCTAATCCTGTATTGATAGTTTTCTTTTTTTTATTCTCTTCCTTAACATCAGTAGCAGAAATAATAGAAATATTACTTTGACTAGCTTTAAATTTAAATTCTTTAGCTCTAGAATTACTAATACCACATTGAGTAATATCTTCTATACTAGAATTAGCTAATTTATCTATACTATTAATTCCATTATCCTTTAAAGATTTTAATGTTTTACTACCTATTCCTTTAATTTCACTTAATTCAGTAGCCATTATATTTATTATTATATCCCTAAGAATATAGTCTTAACGATTCTTAATATATTATTATATCGTTATTTACTTTACTATTATACTAGTATATTCTTATTCCTTTACTATATTAACTATAACGAATATAGTTTAATTAATATATCTAGTATTATAGTATTCTATTATAACTATACTAGTATATACTATTATAATATATTACTAACTCTAAAACAGCATATACAGCTACGGGATAGAGAATATATAAATTAATCGATTTATTAGTAGGAATTTAATTGAAAGATTTATAAGTTAGTTACTCTATACTAGCATTTACAATGAGTAAGGAGAAAGTAGCACAAACAGTAGTATTAGAATTAGATACAAGTAATAGAAAGAATGAGAAAATTCAAAGATGTATAGATGAATATCAAGAGATGTCTAATTATATTTCTAATTTAATAGTTTCTTTTAATGAACATCAGTGGAGTACAATGAATCCACAATTCTATAGGAATATTAAAAAGAAATATAAAGATAATAGATATGTTTCTGCTAGTGTTTCATTAGAAGCTATTGAAGATGTAGTGGGAGGATATAAATCATGGAAAAGTAATGGTAAAGTAGGGAATAAACCTACATTTGGAAATAGTAATTATGTAAGATGTAAATCTAAACAAATTACCATTGAAAGATCAGAAAAAAATTATGGTATTAAGTTTAATATCGTTCCATATAATCCAGAATGGTTTTCAATAAAAATTAATCCATATTCTGAAAAGTATATGGATAAAATATTGAATGATGAAGCATCGTTTGGTACTTGTGAAATTCACAGAGATGGTGATCGGTTATTTGCTCATCTTGTTGTTACTTGGGAAGTGGAAGTTTTAGATTCAGATGATGCTGAAAATATTATTGGAATTGATCTTAATGAAAAGAATATTTATTCACTCGCTGTTTTGAATGAATCAGGCTTTGAAAATATATTTATTAAAAATGGAAGAGAATTTCGACATTATCGAGAAAGATTAAAATCGAAAAGAAAACAAATGATGGCTAAGGATGATTTAAAAGGTGTGAAAGAATGTTCAGGAGAGCATGAACGCTATACTGAACATGTTTTACATTCTGCTTCTAGGTCGATAATTTCTACTGCCTCAAGCTATAGTAACTCGAAAATTGTATTGGAGGATTTGACTGGATATAGAAATTCAGCACGAAGGCCTATTCATGATTGGCCTTTCGCTCTTTTCCAAGAGATGATAATGTATAAAGCAAAAGCAAAAGGAATTCCTGTCGAATTAATCAATCCAAGAAACACAAGTAAGATGTGTCGCCATTGTAGTCATATCAGTGATTCAAATAGAAATGGAGATGATTTCAAATGTGTTTCCTGTGGTTATGAGGTTCATGCTGATGTCAATGCAGCAATGAATATTGCTTTTAGAGGAAGTGATTTCAATAGAGATGATTTTGGAATCGTTAAAGAAAGTAATATAAAAAATAGTTTGTTTGAGTATTAAACGAAACTGTTAATACAAAACGGAGTATATGTTTAGATGAAGTTGGAAGCAGCTATATGTTGTTTTCCAACATCCGGCATTCCACCGGATTCATCGAGTTGAATTTACTCGGTGTAAGTTCCGCCTCTGTCAAGTCTAATAGTACGATCTTGCTTGGATGTAATATGACAAATGTCATGATCTACGTTAGAATAAGAGAAAAGAGGCGTCAAAAGCGCACACCTCGCGTTAGTAGCACACCAACAGTAGTTGAAGCACAGGCTTTATGCCGATGTGGTTTCGTAAATTATAATCTATAAGGTGCTTGGCATATTCCAAGTGGGAGCGAACACTTCAAGGTAAGACGGAACAACCCACCGCATTATAGGTTGGTACTCCAACTGACCGAAAAGCGGAAAAATAAAACTCAAATGACTTACTTTCCGTCGATCTACTTAAACGAAACTATTATTGAGGGTCGATGGAAAAATAACAGTATAAAACATCTCCATAGAGTCTGAAACCTTTGAAAATGAATAGGTTGTAGATGAACCCTCGTGGGTATGGAAGCGTTTGTCATTGTCCTTACTTATAATATAGGGGCTAGTTGTAGATGAACCCTCGTGGGTATGAAAGGCAAGTAAAAAGATTTATATATATTTTAGGTTCTATTATTACAATAATGGTGAATATATCGTCCATATGTC